TGATAGTAATAGACACTATGCTATCGACGGAGTCAAAGTTCTTGATAGCCAGTCGTTAGGATCAGGAGTTACAAAAAGTAGTTTAAAAGAAGTCGGAAGATTGAAAGGACTTATTGTAGACGGGTCCGTGGTTATAAATCAATATATGTTTTATAACGCCACAACCGATCGCTTAGGATTAGGAACAGAATCTCCTAATGCTGGGTTGAGCGTGGCGGAAAACGGTATTGAAGTGATGATTGGTTCTAATTTTGATACCAATCACGGTATCATTGGTACGTTTGGCAGTAACAATTTCGATATTGTAACTGACGACACTCCAAGAATTTCTATCAAGGCTAACGGAAACATCGATCTTGGCAATCCTACTAAAAATCCAATTCATGTTGTAGTTCACGGAAAATTAGCTGTAGGAGTTAAGATTCCAGATCCTGCTGTTGACTTGCATGTCAACGGTGCGGTAAGACTAAACAATCATATTCAAATGTATGCCTCGTCTACACCTAAAGAAGGAAACTATACAGTTGGTGATCTTGTGTGGAATTCTTATCCTAGATTAGGTGGATGCGTGGGTTGGGTATGTTTGAAAGCCGGTAATCCAGGAATGTGGAACCCGTTTGGCGAGATCAAAGAATCAGGTAACTAATGCCTATTGTTGTTGTCGGGAATGGCGAAAGTAGGCAAGCACTTGATCTACACTCTATTTCTCAACGACACACTATTGTAGGATGTAACGCATTACATCGAGACTTAGTTGTTCCACATCTTGTATGTTGCGATCAACGAATGGTCGACGAAGCTTTGGCTTCTCAAAATAATCAAAATACCATAATCTATACTAGACCCGAATGGGCAAAGTTTTATTCAAAGTATGTTCGTCAGGTTCCGTCTCTGCCGTATACAGGAACCCTACGACAAGATCAACTGTGGCATTGGGGTAGTGGTCCGTTGGCGTTGTTAGTGGCTTGTGGATTAGAATCCGAAACCATATACTTGGTAGGTTTTGATCTTCAAGGCAATGATAATAAATTAAACAACGTTTACAAAGATTCTAAAAATTATCTTAAATCAACCGCAACCGCAGTAGATCCAATATACTGGATTTATCAAATTGCCAAAATCTTTACATTATACCCGTCTAAATTGTTTGTGGTATTAAATAACAAAGAGTGGTCCGCACCCAAATCATGGTCTCAAAAAAATGTTGTGTTTAAAAATATATGTGATTCAGAGGTTGACATATAAATATCAGACTGTATAATATACAGTATACACACACAAAGAGGACTCTATGGCATCATCCCTCTCTAAACACTCTGCAGTCATCAAACTTGCTACCTATATAAAGGAGACTAGAGATGGCAAAATTTTACTCAACAAAAACTTACGGCAACGACCGCGGCTTATCATGCTGTTTTAGACAATGGCGTGCCACACACAGCCACTGTTCAACACTGCATGGTTACTCAATTGGTATCAAACTGATATTCGAGTGCGACACACTGGATGACAAAAACTGGTGCATGGACTTTGGAGGTCTAAAAGAATTCAAAGCATGGGCAGATCACATGTTCGATCACACACTAGTAGTTGCTGAAGACGATCCAATGCTGGATTTTTTCAAACACATGAACGAGATTGTAGACATTGAAAGCAAAGATCATCTAAGCAAACTTCCATACGAGCGTGGCGCCTTGTGCGATTTACGCATTGTACCTGGAGTAGGCTGTGAAATGTTTGCCAAGATGGCCTATGACCAGATGGCTGAACTTCTAGCATCAGGCGATATGCGTTATCCAATTAATCCAACTGTAAGAATCAAATCAGTTGAAGTATTTGAACACGGAGCCAATTCTGCTACTTACGAAGGGTAAGTATGAATAGTTTTGAAAAAGTTTGGGCCCGGGCAACTGGGCACCGAATGGGACAAACTGATGAGGATAGACCAGATGTGCCTATCCTCACTCTACGTGAAGCTCGCATTGTTTTATTCTTAAAAACTTTTTGGGTAGTCATCCACGTTGTAACCTGTGGGTTTATTATTGCCAATACCATCAGACATTGGTAAATAATAATATGCGTACATTTAATATTCATAATATCGAACTAGGAAATAATAAACCGTTAGTATTAATTGCTGGCCCTTGTCAAATTGAAAGTCTAGATCATGCATTTGAAACTGCTCATGCTATAAAAGAAACTTGTGATAATTTAGGGATTAAATTTATATATAAAAGCAGTTTTGATAAAGCTAATAGATCTAGCATATCAACTCAAAGAGGTATTGGAATTGACGAAGGTTTAAAAATTCTTAATACCATTAAACATAATCTTGGAGTGCCTGTTTTAACTGACATTCATGAAAGCTATCAGGCAGAGTTATGTGCAACAGCTGGCATTGACGTTTTACAAATACCAGCATTCCTATGCAGACAGACTGACCTATTATTGGCAGCAGGGGCTACCGGCTGTGCCATCAATGTCAAGAAAGGACAGTTCCTTGCTCCCCACGATATGAAAAATGTTGCAGCAAAGATTGCTTCAACTGGTAATGAACGCATCATGTTATGCGAAAGAGGATACACTCATGGATACAATAATCTTGTGGTGGACATGCGCAGTCTACCTATTATGGCAAGCACTGGCTATCCAGTGGTCTTTGATGCCACACATTCTGTTCAACAACCTGGAGGCATGGGAGAAAGATCTGGCGGAGATCGGACCATGGTCCCGTACCTGGCGAGAGCTGCTGTAGCCACAGGGTGTGTTGCTGCTGTGTTTATGGAAACGCACGAAGATCCAGATAACGCACCCAGCGACGGTCCTAACATGATACACATATCACAACTAAAAGTCATTTTATCTCAATTACAATCTATTGATAAGGTAGTTAAATGATTTCAGTATTATGTGTTAGATTCGGTACCAAGTATGGCGTTGATTATGTTGAGCGGTTACGCAACATGGTGTCGCGGCATCTCACAGTACCCTATGAATTTTTTTGTTTGACTGACGACCCTACTCCAATTGCAGGGGTTAAACTACTAGTACAGCCTAATGCCAAATATGCTAGACCGTGGTGGCACAAAGTTCATATGTTTGATCCCACATTGGGATTACAAGGTCGTATACTTTATTTTGATCTTGATGTAATTATTCATGCAAATATTGACAAGTTAGTAGATTTTCAAGATCAAGAATTTAGAGGAATTCGAGACTTTAATAGAAAATATCATAAAGATTGGAAAATCCTTAATAGTTCCACAATGTGTTGGCCAGCAGGACAGCACTCAGATATCTATAATCATTTTATGGCTGATACAAAACGTGCCCAACAAATGCACGGCGATCAAGATTGGATTTGGCAAATAGCTAAAAATCGAATCAAGTTTTGGCCGGACGAATGGTTAATGAGCTACAAATGGGAAATTCGAGATCGAAGTGAAATACAATTTTCTCATCCAAATAGAATCTTTCGAGATGTTCGAAATCCTACAATTCCTAACGACTGCGCCGTTTGTGTTTTCCATGGCGATCCAAAACCGGAAGATATTAAAGATCCATTTGTAGTTGACAACTGGCGATAATGATGCTATACTAGTAGTATGAACTTTACTACTCATCACAGTCAGATACGCACACTCAAACAGAATGATCCTCGGTTTCATATCCAGGATGAATTCACAATCACTCCCAGAGCCGGTTTTGAAATTAGTCAACGATGCCCAGAAAATTATCGAAGCCTAATTCAAGAATGTATTCACCATGGCTGGCTCAAACCTATAGCACATGTTACTGAACGTGAACTACTTTTTATGGGACTATCTAATGAAAATTAAATTTGACAAAGACACCATGCCCGACGAACTGTACAATTCGTTGTTACAACATTTTGTAAATGAAGCAGTTGGGCTAGGTGTAGAAGTAACTAAGTTTACCGAGTTTAACAACTGGGTAGTTGAGTGTACAATTAACGAGAAAGCGGCGGTGCATTAATGATTAAACGTATTGGTTTTGCTTGCAAATGGCTAGATGATGCTACTGAAGTAAAAGGCATGAAGGTGAATGCTGTCAATAGAGAACTAAATGGTCGTAGCACTACCATGCGGTGGTTGCGTGAACATCCACTAGAAGCCGAACAACGTCAGTGGGATATCATGAATCACAATACTGTGGCCGCAGTTAAAATGATTGAGCGTGTGGCTCAACTGCCTCCTGAACGCAGAATGGTTCGAATTGGATCTGAGATGTTACAGGGATACACTGAAAAAGACTGGAAGGTATGGTGGCAACAGCCCGACGTTCAAAGCCACTTAGAAAAAATATTTGCTCCGGTAGGTGAGGCAGCTCGTAAGCATAATGTACGCATCAGCTTTCATCCAGGACAGTTTTGTGTGTTGGCATCAGAAAATCCCGGTATTGTGGAACGAAGTATTGAGGAATTTGAATATCATGCTGACATGGCTCGTTGGATGGGCTTTGGTAAAACATTCCAAGACATGAAGATCAATGTGCATATCTCAGGCAAGCGTGGCCCAGATGGTATTCGCGATGCTCTTAAACGGTTGAGTCCAGAAGCAAGAAACTGTATTACCATTGAAAATGACGAAATGTCGTGGGGTGTTGACAGTAGTCTCGAATTGGTCAATGACTGTGCCCTTGTACTAGACATTCACCATCATTGGATTCGCACTGGAGAGTACATTCAACCCAACGATGACAGAGTCAAACGCTTGATCGATTCTTGGCGTGGTGTGCGTCCAGTGTGTCATTACAGTGTGAGTAGAGAAGACGTGTTGATTGATCATGCTGTTGATGTTGCACCCGATCACGCTCAATTGCTTGAATTAGGTTACAAAAAGCAAAAGATGCGGGCACACAGTGATTGGTATTGGAATCAGCCCGTGACTGACTGGGCTCTCGGCTTCTGGGAGAACTTTGATATCATGTGCGAAAGCAAGGGCAAAAACTTGTCTAGTGCCCAAGTATACAACCGGGCACTAGAACTTAAACTGCCTTAGGCTTTCGTGGAGCACGTGGCTTTTTAACCGCAGCTGACTTTTTAGGTGCAGATTTAGCAACAGACTTAACAACAGCTTCGGTAGCTTTTTCTGCTATCGGAGTTGGTATTGAAGCAACTTCAACCTTGTAAGGTACAACTTCTGGTTGTGTTGATTCTGCTGGCTTAGAGCCAAATAGTTTTTTAATAAATTCGATCATATCGAAATCTCCTTGGAGTTTTATTTATGATTAAAATACCAGGCTAAATACAATTATGGCATATTCAAACAAAGTTATTGATCATTATGAAAATCCTCGCAATGTTGGATCTTTTGAAAAAAACGATCCAACAGTAGGCACTGGCATGGTTGGTGCTCCTGCTTGTGGTGACGTGATGAAACTACAGATAAAGGTAGGACAGGATGGCATTATCACAGATGCGAAATTCAAAACATACGGGTGCGGCTCAGCGATCGCAAGTTCATCACTCGTTACGGAGTGGGTCAAAGGTAAGACGTTGGATGAAGCAGGATCTATTAAGAATTCTGAAATCGCCGAACATCTTGCACTCCCCCCAGTTAAAATACATTGCTCAATTCTTGCTGAAGACGCAATCAAGGCGGCTGTAAATGATTATCGTAACCGACACAGCCAGTAAACGAATCAAGCAAAACTTGGTAAAACGTGGTAAAGGTGTCGGCATTCGTATAGGTGTTCGTACTACAGGGTGTAGCGGATTAGCTTATGTGCTGGAGTATGTAGATAGTTACGAGGCCGAAGTAGGTGTAACAAATTTTGGACAACCAGATTTTGTGTTGTTAGTTGATGCCAAAAGTTTAGCCTATCTGGATGGCTTAACGATGGATTGGGTTCGCAACGGACTTAATGAAGGGTTTGATTTTATAAACCCAAACGAACGTGATCGCTGTGGGTGTGGCGAAAGTTTTAGAATTTAGTACTTGCCTACAGGCAAGGTAGTACTTGCCGGCATATCCCAAATTTTCTTTTGCTCGACTCCTTTTCTTTGAGCAAATCTTTTAGAATCACAATTCCCGCAGACATGAAAATAATTGTTGTTTAATCTCTTACGATCCATTAGTCTCACATCTCGACTAAATTCGTTGCTACAATTATCACATAGAAATATTGCCACAGTTTTTTCCCTGGTGTATTTGTGTTCAACACCATTCTTACTGCGTCTAACATATTGACTTTGTTGGATTTGTTTTTTTAAGAACATAATGTATTTACATTAGGCTTATAAAACTTTGGGCTAAATATTGTTGCAAGTAATAATCTTAGGATCCGCTATGGCAAGAAAACCAATTGATATCGGCGTTGTAGGCAACGACGGCACAGGCGATAGTATTCGCGACTCATTTAGAAAAGTAAATGAAAACTTCCTTGAACTTTATAGTTCATTAGGTCTAGGTGATAGACTTACTTTTAAGGGATTAGATGACACTCCAAGCTCGTACGATGGGTATGAAAACTCATTATTAACTGTTGGAGTTGATCAAACTACAGGTTTAAGCGGGATTAAATTTAAACCATTACTCGAAGGTACTGGTGTTAAAATTGACTCTACTCCTACCGGCATTACTATCAACACTTTGTTTTCAGCAATTTCGGGAGACCCAACTCCACAATTAGGCGGGCCTCTTAATGCAGGTTCTGGAACACTTAGATTTCCAATCGGTAATTTACCTGACCTTCGCAGCGCAAGCGAATTTTCAAGTGCCATTGCTAGACTTACACAATCACACGGATTGTTATACGCCGATCCAGACAGGATAGTTGCAAATAAAGGATATGTTGATAGAAAAATAGCTCTTGCTGGCGTAGATGCAATTGATCCTAGAACCAATACTGTTAATCCAGACTTTGGACGAATGACTGGTCCGTTGGTATTATCACGTGATCCACAACCATCAGATGATGAAACATATGATGGCCTAGTTGCCGCAACTAAAAGATATGTCGACGGTTCGGCATTTGGCTCTGTATCAAACTTGTATGTTGCATTATCTGGGCAAGACGAACGCCCTGGGGTTAGCCCGTTGTTGCAGGGTAGAGCATTAGCATATGCCTATCGAACCATCGAAGCTGCTCTTAAAAGAGCAGAAGAAATCCTCCTAGACTCTCGTATAGAAATTGGTCCGTACAAAAAGGTATTAACCTACAACAACGGTAATACGGAATGTACATTATCTTCCATTGGCATTGCTCCAGATTCGGGTAGCGGTTTTCAAGGTATTGCATTCATGAGTATCGATACCATTTCTATTGCTGATAGTTCTTTAGATTTTAACTATCGTGCAGGAGATGTTGTAGTTCTTAACGTTGGTGGTACCGGCTCTCCGGCTCAAGTTGAAGTTTTAGCCGTCAACGCCGGTGGCGAAATACTTTCCTTTAGACTGGCTACTCCAGGTGTTTATTCTGTTCTACCGGGCGGTCTAATCGATTCAACTACCGACAGTGCGTTCGGTGGTGGAGCAAAGTTTGATGTAACTTATAAAGTTAATAACATCAGAGTTAAAAATATTGTTGACGACTTGGTTGACGGCAGAGGATCAGGATATGGACTGGTATCTGTACGGATTCTTCCTGGCATCGGCGATACAACAGGGTCTGGAGCATTTGGTACAGCCAACGTGGTCGATGGAAGAGTTGAAAGTATTACTGTTACTGATCAAGGATCTGGATTTACCACCACTCCGAATGTTGTAGTTACATTACCTAGATTTAAATTATTTACATCTGGGCTAAGAACTGATTTTACTGGAAATGTAATTGACAATACCTCTGCTGCGGCTAGAACCAGAGATATTCGAGACGGTCTATACTTACGAGGTGAAGAGTCGGGAGCATTAGCACAGATCCTAGCACATCGAGGAGAACTTGATGGTCTCGATGAAGTGTTTGACGTTGATATTAAATATGGGTCATTTGTATTAGGAGAAGTTATTTCCTATGGAGATGTAACCAAGTTAACACAGATTTCAGTCAACATTGAAAGTGGTACTTACGAAGAAAATTATCCTTTACGTATTCCGCAAAACGTTGCAATTATTGGGGATGAATTCCGCCGTGTAATTGTTAAACCAAAAGTTGGAATTAGTTCAAGCCCGTGGGCATTTTTAAATTTTAAAAGAGATTTAGAAATTGACGGCAATATTGTTGCAGAACAAGAGTTTGGATGGCATTATCTAGCAGATCCGTCAAAGCCAGTGTATCCGCTAGTTAACAACAAAGGATTCTATCGATCAGCTGCTGAGTTGTTGTATTTAAATAAGTCGTTTATCCAAGAAGAAATTGTTGCATGGATTGCCCAACAGGTGCGTGTAGCAATTCCAAGTGGTACTTTTTATAATTTAGAAAATTACAGTAGTAGTTTATGGAAACGAGACGTCGGGTTAATTATTGACGCACAAGTATTTGATCTTAGATGGGGCGGGTATAATAGAACCATTTCAGCAGCATTAAAATATCAAGCTAATGGATTAATTACCAGTACTCCTTCGGGCGCTAACTTTGCTGCTATTAATTATATTGACACACTAGCTCAACAAGTTCTTGCTAATACCGAAATTCCAACAGTTTATAATATTTTTAAATCACAAGTTATTGATTTAGCATATGTATCAGAAGTTGGATCCGGTGACGTTGTTACTGATCTAAAAGATGTTGCTATCGACTTTATCAACGGCTCTGGGGCCGGGGCAGCAGTTCCAAATTTCCCCAAAGATAATAACGATCTAGACGTATTTTTATGTAACGATGCTACTATTATTCGTGCGGTGTCCTGTCAAGGACATGGTGGCTTCATGATGGTACTTGACCCAGAAGGTCAAATTCTTGCCAAGTCACCATACGGTCAAGAATGCGCTTCATTCTCAAGAAGTACAGGTCGTAGAAGATTTAGTGGAGGTATGTTTGTTGACGGATTTACTGGTAACTTACAGTTTGAAATTTATGACAAGGGTATAACAAATCCGGGAAATCTTGTTATAGGAAATTCTTACACAATTAAAACGCTTGGCAATACTGATTTTGTAGCACTGGGAGCTTCTACAAATACTGTAGGATTAGTCTTTACTGCTACCGGGGTAGATTTAGCGGGAACAACAGGCACCGCATACAATAACGGTTTCCTTAAGGTAAGAGGATTGGGAAGATTTCCAAATCTTCCAGCCAGTTTTATTGTCAATGATACTGTGTACAGGATTAACTATGTCCGCGATTTTGTGTTCAGCACAACAGGATCAACTGCTTCATTTATCTTAGACGAAACAACTCCGTGGCCTTTTCCAATATTTGAATACGACTCAGCAATTTGTTCACGAGATGTTGGATTAATTTTAGATGGTGTACGGTACGATGTTGTATTAGGGACTAACTTTAATCAAAGAAAATCTGGGTTGGTATATAGAGAAAATAATGCTCGTGTAGTTATAGACAGCCAATTGAACTATACCATTTCCGCTGTTCAGAAAGCTCACACGCTGGCCAATGCAGAAATTCCAGGTGACCAATATGCAGCAGCTCGGGGAGCCGTTGATCTTAGTAGTGCTGCAATCTCTAATATTCTTAGAAATGGGAGTATTAGTGCGGCTGCACTCACAATCACCAATCCCCCAGGACTGTCAACTAACCTTGCTAATGCTAAAACATTATTATTAGCTAACCTTGAATACATTAAAGACCAAACCATTGGGTGGATAAACACACAAGTAAGTGGCAATACTTCTCCGTTCACTACTAGCTTTGTGTATGATTCAGTAATTTATGCTCGCAATGTTCAATACACCATTGAAGCAACTGCCTACAATTTAATCTATGGCGGAAATAATGCAGTTGTAGATGCTGGATTAAAATATTATGATGGTGTGGGTAACCTTATTACATTACAAATACCTAGTGGTGAAATTGCAACAACTGCTGCTGCTATCAATTATGCAAAGTATCTAGCCAAACAAGTTATACAAAACTTAGCACCAGCTGTTTCATATAGTGCAACTACTAGAACATCAGGAACTGGTGCGTCGGCAACTGAAGCAGCCTCAATTGAAACACTAATAACCTATGTTACAAGTATTTTATCAGGTGGCGTTGGAGCAGCTCCAACTATCACATACCCAATACTTGCCGGTGGTACTTACACCTATGACAGTAATAAAGTAGCGGCAGTGACCACTATCATAGACAACAAAGCTGCTATACAAGCCGGTGTTATTGTTTATGTAGACGAAATTGCAAATAGATACGAAGTGTTGATGCCTGGTAATAGAAGTATGTTGGCCAACGACTTTACACAGATTAACGACATGGGTTACGGGATAGTAGCCAACAATGGTGGCTTGTTAGAAGCAGTGTCGGTGTTTACTTACTATTGCTACATTTCGTACTATTCTCGTAATGGCGGACAAATTCGTTCAATCGGCGGATCAAGCGCACACGGAGTTTATGCTCTAGTTTCTGAGGGAGCTGATCCATTAGAAATTCCAACTCCGGTCACGTTATACCAAGATTTAGCTACTGGTGCTGCTATTGTATCTACCGGAATATATTTGAACTCGTCCGGTGGACTAACTGTCTTTATCAACAACTACGACTTTGCTCCGTTAGACAACGGAGAGTTAGAAGTAATTCACACTGACGGAAACCTATATCGATATTCAATAACATCAGTATCAACTGCAGATTTACCTACTGGATATGCAAGATTAAATATTGCTACTACAGGTAACAGTACCTCCGCTGGATTGGCTTTTAGCATTCCTGATGGTACTAAGGTAACTGTTAGAGCATTATCACAGCTAGTATTGACTGGTGACATTGTTGATGTTGCAACTCGCCCATCAACTGCGTTGGCACTTAATGAAACTGTAAACGTTTATCGTGTATTACAATTCCAAGACTATACAGACCCTGATGGAAAACAAAACTGTACAATTAGCAACGGAAACCCCACACTAATTACAGCAACAGCACATGGTCAATTGGCAGGATATATTGTAATCTTTTCATCAACTGGTACATTACCAACTGGATTGACTGTTGGCATAAAATATTATGTGCTAGATACTGGCTTATCTGTAAACACATTTAGAGTGTCTTTAGCTAAAAACGGAAGTCCTGTTGCAACCACAACAGCCGGATCCGGCACTCAATCGTTTGTTCCAGGCGGACTAGCTAGAACATCATTGCGTGAAAACTACGACTATGTCGAACTGACTCCGTGGAGTCCTAACGAATATCGAGGCGCTACATTTACTGTTACTATTCCTATAAACATATCAACATTAATGACAGCATCAGGACCCCACGGTTTTAGTGCCGGAGATGTTGTAGCGTTTAGCACCACTGGTTCGTTACCAATTGGAGTTGCTAACACTAAAAATTATTTTGTAATTTCAAGTGGCCTAAGTTCAACTCAATTCAAAGTCTCGGCATCACCGGGTGGAGATCCAGTAGATGCTTCTGGTACTCAGACCGGTACACATACTGTTGGTAAAGTTAAAGGATTGGCAGGCGATACATCGTTTGCAATTGCAGCGTTGAGTTCTCTAGATACTGCTCGAGTTGTGGGAATGAAAGTTGTTTGGTTGGGCGAAAAATATACTGTAACTCAGTATGACAATGAATTAGTTACTAGCGAATCATACGGACGAATTTATTTTAACCGAGGATTAGTTGACAACGTATTGGTATACCAATCACCGCCAACACTAAAAGCAGGTGTTGCTAGACGTGTTAATGCTTCGTCGGGAACATTGACAATTCGTATTTCATTAACTCGTGTTACAGGACATGACTTGTTAGAAATTGGAACTGGATCCTATTCCGATACCAACTATCCAAATGAAATTTACGGTGCTGCGGTTAATCCGTTAGACGATTCTAACGAAACTCAAGAACGTGGTTCAGGAAGAACATTCTATGTGACCACTGACCAGTTTGGTAACTTCAGAGTTGGGCCGTATTTCCGTGTTGACCAAGGTACTGGTAAAGTAACATTCTCCGCAGCGATTGCGTTGAGTAATTTGGATGGTTTAGGATTTAAACGTGGTGTTCCTATTTCAGAGTTTTCGACAGACTCCGCAATGACCAACAATGCTACAGATACTGTTCCAACACAAAATGCAACTCGTACATACATCGAACGCAGATTGGGCATTAGTCATATAGGCGCTCCTATAGTTGATACACAGTTGATTCCACCATTAACGGGCGGCTTCATGAGCTTGGATGGTCAGCTGGTCATGAACGGTGACATGGATCTAGGCGATAATAGAATCATTAATATTGCAGATCCCGCACAGCCAACCGATGCAGTTAATCTTCGAAGTTTGGCATTAGAAAATCTTCAAGAATTTAACCTTGTGGAGGCAAAGGCCGCAGAACTATTGGTCTTTACCGGAGAAGGAAATAATTCTGAAAATGCTACTGTAATAGGTGATATCAATTTAAGTTTAGATAGTACTGCACATACAGTTAGCTCTCAAATTAATTCAGGTGTTATTAGCAATGCTAACATTAATGCATCAGCTGCTATTGATCATGCAAAATTAAGTCTAGATACAGCGTATGCAACTACAGCATCTACATTAGCAGTTACCGCTAGCGGCACTGGCGCTATTAATTTCTCTGCTAGTATTTCAGGAACAACATTAACTGTTCGTACTTCAGGAGCTGAAGGGTTATTGATTCAAGCAGGGTTAACAATCAGTGGTGGCGTTGTTCCAGAAAATACTTACATTATTGCAAATATTAGTGGTGTCGGCCTTAACAGTACATGGCAATTAAATAATTCTGTTTCTCAAGCCACAACAACATTAACAGCATCATTGGTAACATTGACATTTGCATCTCAATCGGTAGCACCGTTTAGTAACGGTCAAAGAATTGAAGTAACAGGGTTGAGTATAACTGGCTATAACGGAACTCGTCGTGTTGTTAATTCTACACAAACAACTGTAACGTACAGTGGTACAACTACTGGCTCAGCAACTGGTGGTGCGGTACGTGCATTACGTGGTCCTGCAACATTTGACACAACTCAATTTACAGTAACTAACGGCTATGTAACTATTAAAGATAATGGTTTATTAAAAGAGAAGTTACAAAAAATTACTGGTCAGCGTGTGTTAGGAAACTCAGGATCTAATCTAACTACAGACAACATTTCTGAAGTTACATTTGCCACTATTATTGACAACGGGCTAGGACTTAAGAAAGCATCATACAGCCCTAACTCATCTAGTCTCAATGCTAACGGGGTCTTCTTGCAAAGAAAATCTGGATTCACTGGTCTGTCAGATACTGACTATATTACCGTTGAAGCTTCAGACGGAACAGGATCAGGAGTATCGTGGACTGCTACTGATAACGGCAGATTAGTTTCTAGATCAAGTCAAGGTCAATCATCATTTAGAGAAATAACAATAGAAGGTAACAACTTAACTTCAAGTTATGGTGGACTAAGAATTAAAAATTCTACCAACGGAGATGTTGCTGAGCAGGCAGGGGCTGGTATTTTATTCTTGAATAGAACAATTACATCAACTGGTGGTTCTCATAGAGTATATGCATGGCAACCTTCAGGTGCTACAACATTCCAAGGTGGCATTTTAATTGGTGGAAAGAATGCCACAGGAACTGCTGCAGACGAAGTTACATTCTATGATAATACTACGCACCAATTTAGAAATAGGGCAGGAACTGCAGATGGAAACATTGTTGCTTCCAGTGTACAAACACTAACACTAACCGCTGGTACTCCAACTACTGTTGCAAGCATTATTGGTCGTTGGCAACTAAGTGGTGTGGGATCAAGAATGCAAGCGACATATTCCGCCGACTTGGCAGAATACTACGAAGGTGACAAAGAATATGCAGTTGGTACTGTGCTTGTATTTGGTGGCGATAAAGAAGTAACTATTGCAACTTCTAAAGAAGATCATAGAATTGCAGGAGTAGTAAGTGATACTGCTGCTTATTCAATGTATGGTGCTTGCCCAGGACATAAAAACCTAATTGCTTTGCAAGGGCGTGTGCCGGTCAGAGTGGTAGGAACCATTGCCAAAGGCGATTTATTAACCACATCATCGATTGCAGGTGTTGCAGTATCAGTGGGCGGCAACGCAAGAACTGGAACTGTGATAGGTAAAGCATTAGAAGATTATAACTCAGATCATGTAGGCACAATTCAAGTTGCCGTAGGAAGAACATAATGTCTAAAAAAAGTATAAATTCGCAACAACCTCCAATAATTTGGGACATTGTCGATCAAGCATTTAAAGATATCAACGACAATTTTACCGAACTATATCTTACCATCGGTGGCGGAGGAGGCATTGTTGATCTTACTGCATTGTCTACAGATGTTTCCCCAGGAGAGTCTAGTGCTTATGATCTAGGATCTGCAGCCAAAAGGTGGAGAAATTTATATCTAAGTGGCAGTTCATTGTACCTAGGCGATGCTCATGTAACAGCAACCGGTACTAGTGTTAATTTACCTATAGGCTCAACTATTGGTGGTGAGCTGATTCGAAATCCTGCCGAGAGCAGTTTTAGAACAATTAGAGTATCAGGACAAAATGATGTCGTAGCCAACGACTACGCTGGAGTTTTAACTCTAATCGGAAATGGTATTACTATCACTACTTCCCAAGCAGCAGATAGAATTACATTTACAAATACTGGTGTTACAGACGTTACCGCAGGAAACGCTGGAATATCAGTTAGTGGTACTACTATTAAAAATATCAGTAATAGTGGTGTACTAAAGAATATTAGTGGGGCCGGTATTACTGTTAGTGGCGACGGTACTGGCAATGTCACAATTACCAATACCGGTGTTACTCGACTACTTTCTGGTAGCGGTATTATTTTAAGCCCATTGGGCGGAACCGGAGATGTGACTGTTACTAACAGTTCACCAAACATTACACAAAACCTTTGGCGATTTATTTCCGCTGCTGGGCAAAGCACACTTGATCCAATTTCAGCAAATTCTACATTGTCCTTTGCAGTAGGTAATGGATTATCAATTGCCACTAATGCTCTTAATAACTCTGTTACTTACACCAACACAGGTGTTACTAGTCTAGCTAGCGGCACAGGCATCAGTGTTTCAAGCAGCACAGGATCTGTTAATCTTGTAAACACCGGCGTTACCAGTTTAATTGCAGGAGATGGCATTAGTGTAAGTTCGAGTACCGGTGGCATCACTGTTGCCAATACTAGATTTGGATTTACGAGTATTGCTGTCAGCGGACAAAATCCATGCTTGGCAGATAATGTAACAGATACATTTACTCTAGTGGCCGGCGATGGAATTATCCTAACAACTAACGCTACTAACGATGCAGTTACAATTACTGCACCGTTATCAGAATACCACAAAGGTAACTTTGTAGGATTTGATTCTACATTAATTATTAACGGTACTACTAGTAAAGTTGTCGGCAACATTGATACTGCAAGTTTAAGAACCAGTGAACTCAGTATCGCACTTGGTTATCTAGCTAGATCTGCTAGTGATACTAATTATAGCATTGGCATTGGATGGCAGGCAGCAAAAACTTATCAACAAGGATATGCCGTTGCAATTGGGCATCAGGCAGGGGAAGCCACTCAAGGACAAGCCAGTATATCTATTGGTGCACAATCTGGGCAAGTTGTACAGGGTGGTCAAAGTATTGCAATTGGTACTACATCGGGGCAAAATAATCAAGGTGTTAATGCTGTTGCAATTGGTACTACATCAGGGCAAAACTCACAAGGCAATTCCTCAGTGGCCGTCGGGTATAATGCAGGAACTAACCAAGGTAATCAAAGCGTTGCAATTGGAGAGAATGCTGGAAAATTTCAAAGATCGACCGCAGTGGCCATTGGACAAAATGCTGGTGGCGGAGTTGCTTATCAAAACGACGATGCAGTTGCTATCGGTCACGGTACTGGTGAAAATGGTCAAGGCACCCAAGCTGTTGCAGTTGGATTGTATGCTGGACAGACTTCTCAAGGTATCAACGCAGTAGCCATTGGTTCATATGCTGGTCAATCTAATCAACATGCTAATTCGATAATTTTAAACGCAACAGCAACTGGTCTAAACTCCAACGGCACAAATAGATTCTTTGTTAATCCAGTACGTAACACAGCAACCAACTTTGTTGTACATTACAATCCAGTAACCAAAGAAGTTAGCTACGGTGAAGGTTTAACTGTTGGCAGTATCAATGTCAACAGCAATTTAATTACCACCGTTGATTCTAATGCAGATTTAGAACTAGCAGCCAGCGGTACAGGCAAAGTATCTATCCTTGATCAGTTGTCTGTGAAAAATGCAATGTTCCAAGGTGTAATGGATCTTACAGGGCTAGCATCTGGTGACATTGTATTAACTGCTGCTGATTTCACTGGTAATATTTTAACAGCGCAACCCTTGTTTACCAATAGAACATTATTCATTCCTAACGCAGATGCATCAGTTGCGGGTTTGAGATTGTTGATTAAAAATAGATCTGGAACTTATTCAATAACCATAAGAGATGCTGCACTTAACGTTATCGACATTGTGTCAGCATCTGCCAAAACTAACATAGCCTGCGATGGATATACTTGGTTTGTATCGTAAGATTTAATATAACGGAGCGGTAAATACTACTATGACAATACAAAGAATCAATTTAGGTAATCAGGTAAATGACGGTCTCGGTGATGACCTACGCACCGCTTTTGAAAAAGTAAATGCTAATTTTACAGAATTAAACTCTCAGTTAACTGTCACGGCATCAAACATTGGCGGCACAGGTTACGGTATTTTTAATAAAAAAGTCAATAACAATTTAGAATTTAAAAATATTGTTCCAGGTAGAGGAATTGCAATTGATGTGCAACCCACTTCCTTAATTATTAATAGTGTGGCTCCGACTGCATTTAGTAAAGTAGTTCCTACTTCTGGATCATCAATTACTGCTACTCCAGACAATCTAGGGCAAATTAATATCAATGGCGGTCCTAATATTAGCGTATCTGGTTCGGGATCAACCTTGACTATTGATACAAATATTAATTTAAATCAAGTATTATTAAATTTAGATTTTGGTCCAATATCAGATCAATTTGTAAATCCTACACAGTTAGCGTTGGCAGCGGCCAACGTCGATATGGGGACTTTAGAAAATCCAGGCAGACTTAGTCTAGACCTAGGTACAATAATTTAAGGATTGGGACCCATGGCAGTTAACTGGATTACTCCTGCAGGAAGCCTAGGAATAATAACCGAACGCATAAGTTTGGAGATTCCTTTACAGGTAACGTCTCCAACTGGTCCAGTAACATTTACCATATTAGCCGGTGCATTGCCTCGTGGTCTTAGATTAGATGGCTATACAATTAAAGGCAGTCCTGTTGAAGTTGTTAAATTTACCGAAAGTAGATTTGTTATCAGAGCCAACAATGGAACTGACATCGACGACAGAACATTTTCTTTATCAGTTGATGGCGCAGATTTACCTAGCTGGGTTACCAAAGAAGGATTTTTAAATGTTGGACCGAATGATGCATATTATGTATTGGACAACAGTTATATCGATTTTCAGTTAGAAGCAAATGACAACGACACAATAGCCGGTGATGTATTAGAATATTACATTTCTCCAATGGATGGAGAGTTGCCGCCAGGATTAACGTTAAGTCGTTCTGGAAGAATATACGGGTTTACTGATCCTATATTTGCTGTAGAAAATCAAACAAACTATACCGGAGGATACGATACATCGGCGTTCGATGTGTTACCTTTAGATAAAGCTGAAGCACAATCATCTGGATTTGATGATTACCTATACGACTTACTCACATATGACTACAGCGAAGAATCAAAGACACCAAGAAGGCTAAGCCGATTTTATACTTTCTTGGCAACAGTTACCGATGGCAAAAGTCAGGTCAAAAGACTTTTTAAAATTTATGTGGTCACCGAAGAATTTTTAAAATCCGATAATACAATTGTACAAGTTGACACCAATGTATTCCAAGCAAGTTCTTCCAGTAACCGATCACCTCTATGGGTAACCGAATCTAATCTAGGCAGAGTCCGTGCAAACAATTATCTAACTATTTTCTTAGAAGTATATAGAGCACCTGGAATTTCGGGAACACTATTGTTTTTCTTACAAGATAAAAATCCAGATGGATCCAACAGCGTATTGCCTTCGGGACTGTCGCTAGATCAAATAACTGGCGAAATTGCTGGAAAAGTTCCTTATCAAAGAGCTGTTACTATTTCATACCAGTTTACAGTATTGGCTGCAAATTTTCTTGTAGACATCCTTACTTTAGATTATAATCTTAGAGGAGCATGGTCTGTCTTAGCTACATATGCAAAGAACGATGCAGTACTTTATAATAATATATTATGGATTTGTCTTCAGCCGCACCAATCTAGACAACCTAACGAGCAACCATTATATTGGAATTCAAGTGCAGCGTTAAGCGAAAAAACTTTTAATATAGATCTAATTGGAGAAATTGAAAGTTATATAGAATGGGTATCTGACAGCAACCTTGGAACTATTCGAGCAAACATGCCTAGTTCTATAAGCGTTCTTGCTAACGGATTAACTCCGGGCGATAAAGTTTTATTTGAAGTTACTAATGGAACATTACCGCCAGGTTTAACATTATCGGGCACAGGGAATATTCAAGGAAAGGTAAAACAATTTGCCGATAGTAACGGCTCTGGTCTTACTAGATTTTTTGACTGGATCAACGACACTCACGATTCAAGCGGTGCAATTACCTATGGCACTAGCTTTGACGGCAGCAATACGACCTTTGATAAAGAATTTAGATTTGAAATTACAGCAAGAGATACTATTAGATTTGCAGAGTCAAAGAAAACTTTTTCTTTAAGAGTCATTAATGAAAATGTTAAAACGTTTTCAAATCTTTATATTAAATCATTTCAAAATAAAACTAAAAGACTTGCTTGGTTTAATTTTATCACCGACTCTAATATATTTAGAAGTGATGAAATTTATCGATACGGTGACACAAACTTTGGAGTACAAGTTGAACTTAAAGTTTTATTGTTTGCCGGGATAGAAAGCGTTGAAGCTGTAAACTATGTACAGTCCATGAGTCGCAATCATGCACGTAAGCGCATGCGTTTTGGGGACGTTAAATCAGCAAAAGCCAAAGACCCAATTACTCAAGAAACACTATACGAAATAATTTACGTAGATGTTGTAGACCCGCTTGAAAAAAATAGAGTTAGTATCAGTCAAACTGTTCAATTACCTGATAAAATTAATAGCAAAGTATTGGTTAGTTATAACAATCTAACAGTAGATAGCGATATACCATTTGTTAGTGATTCTGACAAACAACGAGTATTTCCTAATTCTATAAAGAACATGCGGAAACGCATTCAATCTATTGGGGAATACGATAGATCCTACTTGCCGTTATGGATGAGAAGCATTCAAGAAAATTCGTTAACTGAACCGGGATATGTTAAAGCACTTCCCCTATGTTACACATTGCCTGGCAAATCAGCTGCAATTATTTCAAGAATAAAATTTAGCGATTTTGATTTTAAAAATATTGATCTAGAAGCAGATCGATATATTATTGATGTTATCGATGGAACATTCCAAGACAAGTATCTTGCGTTTCCTACAGGAACTGCAAGCAGATCTATTGACGATCCGTTGCCACCAGCAGCTCCAGATACTCCAACACCGGCACAATCTAATCCATTCAGTATGGATAGTTTAGTTACAACTAACGATAGTTTATCGATTACATATGATCAAGGATATTAAGCAATGAGCCAACAAATTATTAATTTAGGTTTAATACCGAACGATGGTTCCGGTGATGCCCTTAGAGTGGGCGCACAAAAAATTAACGAAAATTTTACCGAACTGTATGAAAGAGGAATTCCTGAACAAGCAGGCAATAATGGTAAATTTCTTACTACCAGCGGTACAGTCCTAAGATGGGATCGAGTAACTGATATTACCGGCAATGCCGCCACAGTTACAAACGGTATATACACTACAGGGTCATATAATAATCCGTCTTGGATTGCTAGTTTGTCCCCATCTAAAGTATTGCCAACTCAGTCCGGTAACAATGGCAAATACTTAACCACTGACGGCTCAACGTTAGCGTGGGTAGATTTGGAAGCTGTTAGTATTTTTGATTATAATAATTTAATTAATAGACCAGTTTTTCCAGACAACACTAGTGACCTAGTTAACGATTCTGGATTTATTACTAGCAGTGCATTGACAGGATATGCTACAGAAACTTATGTCAACTCAAGAGGGTTTATAACTAGCAACGGTTTGCCAAGTCAAGCTAGTAACGCTGGCAAATATCTTACTACTAACGGAACAACTCTAAGTTGGGCAACGGTAACTAGTGGTACAACTGACTATAACAATTTAACCAATAAGCCCACTATACCAACCAGCTTCAACAGCCTAGTCAACGGTGTTCACACACTCAGTCTCGGTTCAACTGGCAACACCACATTCCCAACAGGACTTACACTAGGGGCACCAAGAGGAGTTGGCACAGTTAACTTTACTGCTGCTGTTGACAAAGAGTTTCAGATTGAAACAGGAACTGCCACCAGTGGTAAACTATGGCAGTTTGGTACAGATGGTAGCTTAACTATACCAGGTGATATCAAGAGCCAAGGCAACATCAACATTGACATCAACTTGGCAGACTCAACGCTGCGCCGTTGGCAGTTCGGTGAAGATGGCAGTCTAATGACTCCAAATGACCTGCAAATTTACAAGGGTGCTGGAAGTGTTAATTATATTGAAAGCACAATTATTGGTGGTCTTAATATAGTCAGTAAAGGGCTGGCTCAATTCAAAACAACTTGGGACCCACAAGGTGTTGTTCCTACAGGTTATACCCAACCATTGTCAAGACGCACTACCACGTCAGCAGATTTATTTGGATATAACATCGGAGTGGTTGCTCCAAATTTCGCTAATTGGAATTGGAGATTTACACCCGATGGTAATCTAGAGATTCCAGGTGATATCAAGAGCAACAACAACATCAACATTGAAATCAACCCTGGAGATTCAACTCTGCGCAGATGGCAGTTTGGCGAGGATGGCAAGTTAACATTTCCAGACGGTGCCAACTACGCTGGACAGACCGTTACAATGCCAACTACTAATGGCAATACAACAAACAGTTTTGTTTGGGAATTCAGCGACAATAGCATAGGCAGCGATAGGATAACACTAAACTGGAATCTTTTAGCATCAGACACCGCAGGTTTCTACATTGGTACAACACACAGCACTACTGGCAAGTATCTATTCCTCGACGGCACTGATCAGAGCCTGAGCTATATCGCCGGTGGTGGTCTTTTCGGTGGTGGTAAACTAATATTTGGCTCATCAGCAGGCAACAATGCCGGAG